TGGTATAATGTATACAGAACAAAGGACAGGAGGTGATAAAAATGGGAAAGACGATCCTTACGGCTATCATTGTAGCTGTACTTGACTGCGCTATCGCAGCTGTCAAGGAGATAGGGGAATGAGATGAAATAACAACAGACAGGAGGTGATAAAAATGGGAAAGACGATCCTTAAGGCTATCATTGTAGCTGTACTTGACTGTGCTATCGCAGCTGTCAAGGAGATTGGGGAATGAGATGAAATAACAACAGACGGGAGGTGATGAAAATGAGAAAAAAGATACTTACAACTATCCTTTTATCGGCACTTAACTGTGCGATAGCAGTTGTTAAGGAAATTGAGAGCTGTGACGAGATCACAATAGACTAGGAGGTGATAAAAATGGGAAAGACGATCCTTACGGCTATCATCGTAGCTGTACTTGACTGCGCTATCGCAGCTGTCAAGGAGCTTGGGGACTGAGGTGAAATTACAACAGACGGGAGGTGATAAAAATGTTTTATGTAAAATAGATACTTTGTTGGTTTGTCAATGATGTGTTACACATTTTTTTATTTATTATATTTAAATTCGTATACTTCACCAAAATTAATATAGTCATTATATACACTTTGTGGAGTTTTCCAATCTAAAGAACGAGTTGGAATATTATTATACTGATAGTTCCAACGTTTAAGCTGTCGCTTGAAGTCCTCAAAATCATAGAATTTGTGTGTTGCGTAAAAGTATTCGTTATCCTTGCGGTGAGAGCGTTCAACCTTGCCATTATGACGTGGCGTCATAGGCTTTATAAGCTTATGTATACAGTTATGTTGTTCACACCAAAGGTCAAGCAACGAGGGCTTATCCTTATTTGTGGTAAAGCGGTTTGTAAACTCAGAGCCGTTGTCGGTCTGTATGCACTCTATTTTGAACTTCCAAGCGTTCTGCAAGGCATTAACAAATTGATATGTACTATATGTGCTTTGCTCTTTGAACGCCATTAGAAAGCGTTTACGGCTGTACTCGTCTATTGCGGTGTACTGATAGTATTTTTCAATACCGATAATGCAAGAAGTCGGAACAACTTTAACATCAATTTGAACACGCTGACCGCAATAAAACATTGTTTCGTATTTCTTTGGCTTTATCTTCGGATTTGGTAGCTTTACAGTAATAGCGTTAAGCTTTCTGAGCTGTCTGTAAAGGCTTGTGATAGAACGCTTGTAGCCTGCTTGTACAAGCTTAACATAGAGCATTACAAGCCCTGTGTGCTTGTTTCTGCGGTGATAACTCTTAATGAGTTTTATTTCACTTTCTGTATGAGCAGTAGGAAAAGAGTTAGGGCGGTGAGAACGATTAAGCAGGCTCTTTGTAGTGCCGTTATAGCGGTTTTTCCAACGATAGACATATTGTCTATTTGTATTGTACTTGATAGCGGTTTTTGTAACTCCGTACTTAAGAGCATATTTCACAAGGCTTTCACGATACTTTGCAAGCTGATTCGAAGTTTTCATTTTCAATCGTCCTTTCGTCATAACCATAGGTAAAGAGGGGGAATCTTGAACGGCGTTCCCCTCTTGCGAATCATTGAAATCATTGAAATGTTGAAAACCTGTAAGCTGTTGTTTCCAACATTCCAACAATTCCAACAATCCGCAATTCACCCCCAGCCGTTCGCATGATAGATTTCACATAGATAATATCTATAAAATCGGTGTAAGAGGTAAACTTTCATAGTCAAACATTTCAAAAGATGCAGTTTCATCATCAAAATCTCCAACAGCAATATATTCACCATTTTCACCAGTAATATGATGTTCATCACAATATCTTCTGCACTCTCCAATAGTTTCGCCGAAGAATATTTCATTACCATACTCATCAACAACTAATGCAACTTCTCTCATTTTTATTTACCTCGTTTCTCTATTTGTTTTATCAATGCCATTATAACACGTATATACGTATATTACAATAGGCAAATTACACGAATATACGTATAATAATTTGTACAAAATATACGTATTGACGTATTAGTGAAAGTGTGATATACTTAGGCAAAGGAGTGATTTCAATGTCAAAAGTAAAATTCACAACAACGATTGACCAAGACATTCTTGAAAAAGCGAAGATACAAGCAATCAAGGAGAAAACAAGTGTAGCAAAAATCATTGAAAAATTGCTAACAGAATACTTAAGCAACATAAGTGAGGGGTAAAAAATGAGTGAGATAATCAATTCAAGTGAGGCATTGGCAACAATGCTGTTAGGTTTTGCGATAGTGAGCATTATAATAAACCTGGTGCTATTTATAGCCATAGTATGCACAGCGATAAACACGAGCAAAACTAACAAGGAGTTGCAGGAGATAAAACAAATACTTATTGATGAAAAATACAACAATATTCAATAGCATAGAACACCGCTGAGAGCCTAAAGGCAACCTCAGCGGTGTTTTTTTTACCATTTGCTTTGCTTACGCATACGCTTATTCTGTTTGCGGTCAAGGGGTATATTATTGCTCTCACTATCACGATTACGCAATATTTCGTCATCAGATATGTAATCTTTGTTGAGCATATTCGTTACAAGTTCCGAAGTATCGTAAAGCTTGCGGTACTGGTTACGTTGCAAATGTGTGACCGTGGACGAACACACAGGCGTATATGAATGATTTTCGGAATACATTTCATACTCCTCTATATCGTACTTATAGCCTGTCATAAGTCGTGTAAAAGGGTGTCTGAAATGTGTTCGGCAGGCGGTAACATCAGCGGTTATATCACGTATCTGCTTGTCTAAGAGGTTAAACCGCTGAACTGTTGCAAGTATCATCATACGACGTTTTCTGCATTGGCACAAATGCTGATAAAGACTTTTAGGAACGCTGTTGCGACCGCCCGAAAAATCACGGCTGTTGAAAATCGTTCCTATCTCGTCAATCAAGACTAAAGTATTTTTAGGAGCGTTCAAGATATCCTGCGGAGAGTTAAGGGGATAAATCTTTGTATATTCGGGAAAGCCCGAAAGCTTGATATTTGTGACGATATGAAGTTGCGGATACTTACAGCACAGCTTGTACGCCTCAGTAACCATAAGAGAAGTTTTACCTGCACCGAATTTTCCGACGTATAAATGTATACCCCAACCTTGAAAAAGCTGTTTCCAGTTGAAATAAAGGGCGGTGGCTTTGTCATATGCAACATAAGCCGTGAGGGCGGGCAGACGGACGAAATAATCTAAGATAACCATTAATCATCATCGCCTTTCCAAAAAAGAAAAAATATAACCCAAGGGATACCAAAACACATAATAAAGGCTGTCAACATACTACCACCTCCGAGGATTGAAGAAACGTATCATAGCGTTATACAACATCTTCCACAGAAGATAAAGCATTATGCAGGCGAAAATGAACTCTATGCAAAGGACACCAAACTGTTTCCAAGTTGTTATAGTGTCTATTGCGGACAAATCACAGCCTAAGAGTTTAAGAAGTTGGTAACAAGAATTTTGAACATCATACAACATTATTATCACCGCCCTTTTCAAGTTCCTGTTGATCTACATACCGCTCTATAAGCTTTTGGCGTGGCAGGCTCATTTGTGTATCAAGCTTAAACCGCTTGATGTCAGAAATAAACACAACCACACCACAGAGGGCAGAGAAAAAAAGGACAACAAAAAGTATCATCACAAAGAGTTTGAGTATAGCTAACATATCAATATCCTTTCTTGTTGTAATGCCATAGAATAAGCATTATTATGAAACATAAAAACAAATATACTGAGAAATCTAACATATTAATCACCATTAAGCAAATAATGTAACAAAGCGATAGAGCAGGAGATAACAAAAAGACCAATAAACATAGCACCAAGAGTGAAACTATACTGACCAAAACGAAGTTGAAGTCCGAACATATTCCATATAGCACCGAAAACAGCTTTCATTGTATCAAAGAAGTTCATAAATAGCCCCCTTATTTTATAGCCCACTTAACAACACAAATAGCAAGCATAATAGTGAAGAACGCAATAAGCACAGTAATAAAGATAGACGGCATAAGACCAATACTTGCGGTCATAAACTTAAAGAAATCTGATGTACTGTCAAATATAGATGATATGTCAGAAAGGTCAAAGCTAAATGAGCCGAATTTTTCATCATAAGTCTTATTTCTTATGTATTCGTCAAAATCTTCTTTTGTGTCAAAGTCTGTGCCGTTTTCAAGTCCGTCATAGTCAGTAATCTTACTAGGTGGAAAAGGGTCATCAAGCATATCTGAAATAGGCTTATCCGTAGGGTATTCAACGCCGTTTATCTCTAATGGTTTATAATCGGGATAATCTTTGAATGAAAAGCCGTCAGAAACAACGGTGTAAAAATCGTAACCATTACCGCCATACAAGCCATTTATCTTGCTTGCTACGGCGTTGTCGGGTAGCTCTTTGTAAAAGGTCTTAAACTCTGCATTATTGGCGTAAAAGTCCTTTGCGTAACCCTCGGCACCTGTTTCATACAGATAACGTTTACCAACAACCACGATATACAAGATATCCTGTTCACCGAGTTTGTCAGAGCCTTTGATATTTTCAAGATTTATCGTGTGCGTGTTAGTCATATTCGCACCATTGGCAATAGGCAGACCGAAAAGCGGTGTAACACCATTGCAGAAAGCCGAATTTGCAACGCCGTCAGCATTTTCAGAGGTCATTTCACCAACGTTACTTGAAGATGTATCAGTGGACGAACTGTCGGGTGTACTAACAGTATCATACTTTGAATCTGTTGTTGTATTGGGTTTTGTTTTTCCGTAAGCTGTTGTAAGTACGTATTTTGACTTATCAAGAAAAGTATAAATCGCTCCGTCCATAGCTTTTTTAGTGCCGAAAATATTCGGATCATACGGTGTTATGAACAATACATACTGATATGTATATTGCGTTGCTTTCGGGTCCTTATCAAGAGCCTTTTGCATAGCCTGCTTGTATTCGTCAGTAAGCTTGACAGTAACATCAATATTGTTGTTTGTTATAGTTTCACCGTCATTTTTTGCACCCGGGGCGGACAATGTTCCCGAACGTGACATACCTGTTGTGAGTTTTCGGGAATACTGAACGGAAAAGGGAACAATAGGAGCGTTAGGGTCTTCCCAAACAGGTGTTTTCTTATCTTCCCAATTTAAAACAGGAACGTTACTATATATAACCTTGTATTGACCGCCTGAATAATCGTACTGCTCATGGTCATAATAAACGCCATTTAAAGAAAACCAACGAGTAGCAGTATCATCATAGATAGGTTTGTTTTCTGAAGTAACGAGAACACAAGCAAAAGCATTATAATCAGTTTTTGATACAAAGCAATGAAGATTGTTACCAAAATAAGTAATAGAAGAACTAGATTTACAAAATATAATAGTATACGTAAAACCACTGCCGTTAGGGGCGGCAAAGACAGTATAATAATCGGTTTTGTCACTATCAGGAATACAAGAAAAAACATTCTGTTTGATAGTATCATTCCACGAAGTATAAGAAGTGCCGATATCAGTAGCAAAAGCAGGAACGGCACAGCAGACCATAAGCACCATAGCGGAGAGGATTGACAAAAACCGCCGAAGTTTTGTTTTCATATTTTTTCTCCTTTCAAAATAAAAAAATGCGGAGCGGATTGACCGCCCCGCACAAGCGAGTGTTTAAGCTTTACCCTTTGTAAGCTTTCTTACAACACCGATACCAACACCGAGAAGTGAGGCACCGACAAAAGCCATTACAAGCGGATTGCCTGTCATTGTTGTCCAAACCTGACTTACAACTGATGTAATTGTGCTGATACCGCCTGTAATTGCGACATCATCAGCAAGAAGTGAAGCACCCATTGAATATTTCTCCTTTCATTGATTAAAGTATATCAATACCTACAACAACAGCCTTATCCTGTCCGCCGTAAGTTCTGATTTCATAGTTGACTTTGATTGCAGTGTCGATAAGTGCGGAACTGTCGGGGAAAGTGTCCTGCAATATCCTTGTAGGAACTTTCACAGCCTGCACGGCATATCCTGTTACTCCATTTTCTTCTTTAAGGCAAAACAGCGTGTAGTTATCCCACGGCTTGCCGTTTTTAAGCGTTCCAGAGTTTTTCTTAAAACCTTTGATTATGTACATAAACGTACACTCCTTTCATTTACTGTACAATTATTTGTACTCTTTGCTATGTTTAGATATTACCACACATCAAGTGTAATGTCAATACAAATCAAGCTTTTTCGTATGTTTATATTTTTGCAGGGCGTTTTTTTGTACACATTGTACAACTAGCACGATTGTATTTTCTTTTTGAAATAAAGAGCCTTTTTCCTACACTCATACTCACCGCTAAGAAAATACTTAGCCATATGAATATTATAGCTGTCAAGATACGGCTTGAGGAATTGGTGGGAAAGCACAAACCTTTCAAGGCTGTCTGCCTCATCACGGAACATTTTCGGATTGTCATAGTTTTTCATTTTCATTCGTCCTTTCGTTATGGTTGTAAGTTTTCATCTTTATCAAGATTATACTTCAATTTATATGATTTGAGGTCAATTTCCTCAAAAATCATGCCGTCTTTATATGTAACTATCTTGTCGATACGTCTAACAAAGGCGTTCCACGTTTCATAATACTTGTGCTGGATAGCGGTGTACTGTTCTTCAAAGTTCCAATTTGATATGATGTACACCTTTGTAAAACAAGCTATCCTATTCATATATCTTGCAGGAAGTTCAAGAGGGTAACCGTCAAGGTAGTTAAGCATATTATCAATAGGAAGGCTGTTTCTAAACTCCTCAAACACAATAACATCCTGCCCGTGGTAACTGTCAAAAGGGTGTTTGTAGTCGGTGATACGATAAACTTTATCATAGCCGTATTGCTCCATAACACTTCTTGTTTTACCTGTTCCCGATTGTCCACATATATATGTGACCTGAACATCACGGAACACATTTCGCCATTTATCAAAGACGTATAAATCACGGACTTTTTGCAGGCGGTCAATTTGATTCCAAAGTTGCGGAAATTCTTCAAGAAGTCGGATATCGTCAGCACCTTCTTTTATACGTTGTAGAATATCCTCATTTGTAAGTTGCTTACCGCCTTTTGTTACACGCAGTTCGCCCCACTCCTGCACCTCGCCAATGCGAGTATCTGACTTCTTGCAATAGTCACTTGCTTGCTGTGCTGTGCCGTTGGCGAACTCTCCGTGAAAAAACTGTGGTGGAAACATATTCTGCAAGGTTGTACCACGCTTGCGGTTTTTAAATTGGATAAAGCCTTGAATATGTTCGGTATTCTCGTTGTGACCTCTCTCTCGCTGAAAGACGTAATAGTTTACTTCCTCATACTGCATAATGAAGTTTATCACCTTTTCATCAGTATCAAACGTAAGGTCTTTAAATTTATCCTTTTCTCCACAGGTCTTGACCTTTGACGGATTATTTATTGTAAAACACCAATTACAAGACTGTTTCGGCATTATTTATCACCCCTGTGCGATTATGTCTGTGCGTGTGCGATTGTTTTTGCATATGACCGCACAGCCGTAAAAGGCGTGTTTACTTGCCTTACTGCCTGCTTGTGCGATTGTGCGATAGGGGGTAAAGGGTAATACTAACCTTTACCCCCTACATACCTACTTCCGATTTTTTTCGGATTTAGGCATAAAAAATAGGCGTTGTAAAAAAACAGCGCTCAAAGAGTCAAGATTTCCTGCTTTTGGGAAACCTCGACTCTTTTTTATGCCAGATCGCAAAAATAACTATTTTGGCTGAATTTTTGGTACAGCAAACACAGCGGCAAAAAAACTGCGTTTTTGCCGTGTTGAAAATGTGGAAAATATTTTTAATTTATGCCGCTTTTTTCATTGCAGGCTTTTTCAAGTGGAATTTATGAAGATTAAAACCACAGCAAATCATCGCAATTTCTAAATTCAAGGCTTTTGATCCTCTTCTGCGAGCTCTGGTATATGACCTGTTCCACTTGATAATGCCGTTTGCACCTTCCGACTGGATACTTCGGTTCATACGCAGCAGTGCTCCGTGAATGCTGTTCAGGTTGCAGAGAACTTCCTTGTGAAACTTTGTCAGTTCTTCATTCAAGCGAATTTTACGGTTCCCTTTGCACTTACAGCATTTTTCTTTTTGCAGACAATTACTGCAATCTTCACATTGATAAAATTCTTCTGTTCTGCCATATTTGTTTCCTCTTACAGGTCTGCTGTAAAGATAATGAAACTTTTTTCCGTTAGGACACATTGGATCGCCATCTGTATCTATCGGAAAATTTACTGCTCTGTATGGATCATCTCGATATTTTTTGTCCTTGCTTTCCTTTTCATACATAGTAAATTTCATGTATTTTTTCATGCCGTGTTCTTCACAATACAGATAATTATTAAAGCTGCCGTATCCTGCGTCTGCTACCGGATATTCAGGATATTTTTCGTATATCTGATTGAACTTTTCTATCAAAGGCTTGAAACATTCCATATCAGACGCATATTGTTTTACGTCGAATACTGCGATATATTCATCACAGACACCTAATTGGATATTGTAGCCCGGAAGAAGCTGATCGTTACCCATATAGTCCTTTTTCATACGCATAAATGTTGCGTCATGATCGGTCTTGGAGTAACTATTGCGTTCATCTCCGCATATCTTTATGTGCTCTGCATACTTTTTTAGCCTTGAAATGTATTCCGAAAGCTTGTCATAATGCCTCTGTTCAATTGTTTTATGATGTCCCCGTCCCCGAATTGCAGTTTCCGGGTCAAAGCCGCAAAGCTTTACATATTGCTGCTGTATTTGTTCTAAATATTCAATAGCATATTCTTCACGAATGCCGAATTTTACGCAGAATGAAGAGATCTTTTCATTCATTTCACCAAGCAATTCTGTTATCCTTGCAAATACCTTCAGACGGTTTTTCTCACAGCTTTTTTTCCATACCCAGCTGTATTTGTTTGCGTTGGCTTCTATCTTTGTTCCGTCTATGTAAACGTGATTGAGGTCAACATTTTCCACCGTAAAAATGTAACTGTTGATATCCGCAAAGATCTCATCTATTTTTCTATTTAGGACATTGTTCATAAAATTGCCTATTGTCGAGTGGCTTGGCGGAGGATTATCCTGCAGCAGCCACATAAAGCGAATATCGGTTTTGCAGAGTTTTTCTATTTTTCGCAATGATTCGTATCCGTTTTCCATAAATGCAAACAGTATTACTTTCAGCAAAGTTTCTTCTTCATATCTTGGACGGCCTGTCCTGCGGTCCTCAGTCGTCAGGTATTTACTCAGGTCAATATGATTCATCATACCACAAAAAAAGACTGCTGTCTTGCTTTTTGGCAAGATCGCAGCCTTTTTTCTTGGGAACTTTTTTTTACAGCCCCTATTGTAAACCTACAAATGTTTTATGTAAAATAGATACTTTCTATTGACATTCATGCCTGAAAATGGTATAATGTATACA